ACCTCCCAATTCAACTAATTTCCTTTTTCAGTAAACATTAATTTATCCCTCGTGAAGAGTGGTAAATCACTCATCATTTGTAATAACTTGTTTAGATGATATTCGACTTCAGTTTCATTAATATTATATTTCCTAGCTAAATTTTCCTTTAATGAACTGAATTCATACCAATTCTCAACTTCAATCGGCCATTGCTTATCACTAATTAATTTTCTCACTTGTGGTAATCCTCCTAACATACAACAATAGCTCATACTACGCATTATTAAATTGTTATCGTTAACTTCAGACACTCCATTTAATACTTCGAATCTTCTTCTCAATCTGATGATATCAGGACCACATTCTACTTTATTCATACTGTTTTTGTAAACTATCATTCTCAAAAAAGTACCATGATCACCTCTAACACTAGCATCGCTTTGCATATTGTAATGCCTAGCACTGTTTAATTCTATTTCATCTTTAGTAATGGGTGGTTTCGTTAATATTAAATTGTCGTCACCTAAGATTACCATCATCTTCAAATTGTTTCCAAGTCTATCAACTAATCGTTGTTTTACAATTAAATTAACTATTGCATTACCTAAAGCAGTTGTCGCTTGACCTGTGTGTCTACTGGCTTCGCCTTCAAACTTTAAACCTATACCTTTCGCTCTCCATCTCTTGTGAACGTTTGACCAGAGATCCACCACTTGTTTATTAGCACCCAATCTTTTATAAATTTCCATTTCTGTTGCTATAAGAGTAGCGTCTGTTTGTCTATCTTGTTTTTTGAGATCATCTTCGGCGTACACTATATCATCAGTGATAGTGTTCATTAAAGCACTTATTTGCATCGGTGTCATTCCATCAGTATACACTACATCTTTTCTTAGCACTCTTTTTAAATTTTCCTTAACAGCAGCGAACACAGGAGCAAAGATTGCTGTGATGCCTTTTCTTTGCCATACTATTAGCCTTACTCTTTGTTCTTCAATTGTCAAAGGCATTCCATTAGAATCTTCATTGGAATACAAAATATCTTTCATTCTTGATTCTAACTTCATATGGATATTTACTT